AGTACCGGTCGAGCAACAGGAGCAGATCATAGGCCTGATCAGAGTAAAATGTTTGTAGGAAATTCTATTTTACTACATGTTTCTGGAAAGAAGTACATTCATGTGGGATCCAGTATCTATGAATTCCAGATGGATGACAAGGTAGATAAGTATTTTTCAATGGTTGGTCGCAATGATGTCCCCTATCCAGTTTTACTAGGAACAGAAAATGTCTATTTTATGCTTGAAACAGATCATTGCTATTTACCAAGAGAGATGTTACCTAATCTTACAATGGCTCAGTGGGAAGATTGTTATACATATTTCTATGGATGGATAGACCCAGTCGGTGGTCAGCAGAGAACTGAGGAGGAAAGAAGGAGGGATGCCTTAGAAAACCATGCTAAGAAAATGAAGGGATATAAGATAATTCAGAAGAGAGAATTTTAGGTCAATTATTGTTTTTCACCATAGAATTACAATTCTCAGGACTTATATATTCTGCTCCAAAAAAATTAATCCATCCCTTATTATTTGCATTTTTAGGACATTCTTCTGAATTATTTCTTTTCATGGCCTTGCATTTAGATTTGGAATATAATTTTCTTGTAATCTTTCTGAAGTTTTTCATAGAATGTTTTCCATTTTTTCTAGAATTTATTCCTGTATAACATACCACCATGTTCTTTCTGGTATTTTTCATTCTAATATTTAATATTATATTAAATTATACTAGACCTAGAACAAACTTCTCTTAGTATTATTATTTTTCTTAGTATTATTCTTTCTTGTATTTGCATTCTTTCTCTGCTTCAAATAATTATTCCAGGAGGCAGTCTTATTTGCCCTGGCCTTATTCTTATAATTGTAACCCCTAGAATTCATTAAAAGAGCATGCTCATTCACATTAGGTTCATAATTCGCTGTTTTCTTAGAGGGAATTGTTAACCCAAACTCATTGATATTCTTCCTTTCTTCATTCGTTAGACGAGCAGTAGGTCGCCTGTATTTTCCAATGGAAGGAGGATTCATTTCTATTCTTACAATCGTAAAAATATCCTGTGAAATTAATTATCCTTAGCAAAGAATATTATTTTCTATTTTTTCTTTTACGCGTTCTCTTCCCACCGATACCGGAGGTTGTTTTCACAGCTCCATTCTTATTTATATATGATACTTCTCCAATCATGATTGGTGAATTAGATATGCTAATAGGCAAACGATTCTTGAATCCTAAAGAAGAAGGGGGTCTAACTGATCTTAATTGTAAATTATCAGCATAAGATTCTCTCGATCTAGTTAACCGGTTTCCTAAATTACGCATTGTATCATTTTTCTTCGGCAATTTAAATGTATATCTTTTCCGAAGTTCTCTTAAATTATATGCGCTAGTCTGGGGAGTGCGATTTTTTGCTCCGACACTTGTATGAAACTGTGATTCTCTTGATCTGCTAGAGTTCTTACTACCATAGCTCCTGGTGCTACCATAGCTAGCCGCACTCTTATTATTATAATTTTCACTAATTCCAGTAAAATTACTTATATTTGACATTATACTAACTAGATTATATAAAATATAGTTCATATCTAGATGGGGCTCTCAGATGAAGATTTGTTTGATGGTGTGCAAATTCCAAAGGAGCCTGTAAGAGAACCAAAAGTAAATGGAGTCAAACAAGTTATCCTGGAACCAAAGTTAACGAATGACCAAATCAAGGCAAGAGAGGGAACATATTTCAGTGAGAAAGATGCTGATACAATTTATGATGATGATGTGGATTTATACGCGAAGGACCCGGATGCACCTGGAGGAAAGCGTTTATTAGCCAGACTTAGAAAGAATGTAATTCCCCATGATCTCATAAAGCTAGCGTGGAAGAGTTTCTATAACTCAGCGGGTGCTTCTAGAAATCGAGGGGCTGCAGCGGGACCCATAGATGCGAAATCAAAATACTGGACTCGCCGTAAGTTAAATAAGAAATCTATAAAAGGATGGTCTGCTCAATATATGCAGGATGGAAAGTTATCGAAGATGCGCGTAAATAATAATGTATTTAGCAGTGTTTTAGGATATTTTGAGAAAACACCCTTCATGGGTTTACCTTGTCGTCTAACATCCTATACTCAGAGATACTTTGACGAATATAAGGCTGGAACTCCCTATATTGAGGCTATCGATGAATTATTCAAGAAACTAGTTCCTGAACCCTATGCGGTCCAGTATAAGAGAGCTAAGAGTAACCCCTCTTTTCAAATTGGAGATACATCTTTCTCATCAGTTACCATAAATAGAAATTTTCGCACTGGCCTCCATATGGATGCAGGTGATTTGAGAGAAGGATTTGGTAATTTAACCGTCATAGAAAGAGGCAAATATGAAGGGGGGTTCACTCTCTTCCCTCGTTTTAAAGTTGGAGTAAATCTGAGAACTGGAGATTTCTTAGCCATGGATGTTCATGAATGGCACTGTAATACGGAAATGAAGGAGGGAGCAGAAGATAAGAAATTCAATTCATCCATTAAAGACATTTACATAAATAACAAGGAAACGGGGACCCAGGGAATAGAGAAACTCTATAGCCGTTTATCCTTTGTATGTTATTTAAGAGAGAAGCTGGTTGACTGTAAGGCCAAAGATTCTTTACCATATTATAAGCGAATTGGATATAATCCTAAGACAAATACACTTAATAAATCCAAGACAAGAAAAAGAAGGGCAGAGTAGATAATGGATGAAGCAAGGTCTAGTAAAGTTACAGAAGTTTTAAAGAACCTTGAAAATGTTGGAAAGAGTGTAAAAAAATCATTTAAACTATCGATTCCTAAAGCTCCTGAAATTCCAGAAATGCCGAATGCAATTGGTGTCCCAGTAAAGAACTCATGGTTTCTTCGTGTTCTGATGTATTTTATTGCAGGACTTTTACTAATAGGAATCTTATTATTAGCAGTTGATCAATGGATTACACCTGTATTTCAGAGGAGCCCTGGTGGTACAGGTTATATACCAATACCCGGCACAGATTCTTCACAAGTATTTTGGCAATCACCAGCAGAGGTTAGAGATATTATAATAGGAAAAACAATAACCCCAGAGGCAGTAAGTGGAGTTCCTGCTCCAGTGCCTCTACCATCTTGCACAATACTAGAGGGACAACATAATTATACTATTACAATGGATGTTCTAATTCATAATGAATTTCCACAGAAACTTGGTGATGGACAAAATCAGCGTGTATTTTTTCTAATGTCACAGACGGTTGATAATCCTAGTTTACGCGTATCACTTGATAATGAGAAAAATCGTGTTTATATAACTTGTTTTGATAACAAGGGCTTACAGCAAAGCATTAGTTTAGATAATGTTCCTATTCATACTCCATTTCGTGTTGGTTTAACAATTTCTAACTATATTATTGAAGGATATTTGAATGGTGAACTTGTAAGAACAAGACAATTAGATTCTGCACCAATTCCTCCAACAACTGGAGATAAAATATTTGCACCGGCAAATATAATAATAAATGAGAATGTATTATCAAGAGGTATTAGTGTATTAAATATTAGAGCATTCGGTAATGTAATTTCATCAGGTGAAATGAAATGGCGTATGAATGATTTATTAAGATTAAATGATTTTAATATTTAGAATATAGTAATAAATTAGATATGAGTGTAATAGTAAAACATCATCCAAAGGTATATTTTACATTTGGACGATTTCAACCGCCAACTATTGGTCACAAAGTCTTAATTGATAAAATGGCCTCACTGGCTTTTGAAGATAATGCTGATGCTTATGTCTTTGTATCGAGTAAACAAAATGATATGGATAAATACAAGAGGAGTAAGGCCTATAAGGAAATGCAGGCCACAAACTCATTTTGGTCGACAGACCTCAATGAGAATCCTCTACCTGTCAGTGCAAAGGTAGAGTTTCTAAGAATGATGTATCCAGATACTCCAGTAGTGTTTGTAGATACTACTTTGGAAAAATGTACCCAGCTTTTCAATATAATAGATTCTCTGCGCTCAGCGGGATATACTGATATAACAATGGGGGTAGGTTCTGATAGATTGCCGACATTTCAAAAGACTTTAAAGGAATCGACCATAAAGGTAATTTCCCTTGGAGAAAGAACTGTGAATGCCACAAATAATAGTGTAAAGGCAATGTCTGGAACTAAAATGAGACTTGCTGCAATTAAACCTGACTTTGAAGCATTTATGCGAGGTGTTATGATTGGTAAGATGACTCAAGAAGATGCATTGAGGCTAATGAATATGATACGTGTTTCCTTGGAATATCCTGTTTACACGCGTGGTGGATTACGTAGAAATAGGACTCGTGTAATAAGGAAAAGACGTGGAACATATAAGCTCAGGGATTATGAAAAATTTGATTCGAAACTATTATAAAATAACAAACATGAGCGGAAATATTCAAAAATGTGACACATATAACATCTATACAATCACACATCCAGATTGGATATGTGAGTGGATAGTAAGTTCTGAAAATATTAAGCGCTCTTGTCATTTAACTGGTGGATTAGATCCGATGGATGTAAATAACAAGGATTATATTGAAAAGCTTCTGCCCGGATTAGTAAATGATGTTACCAATGTTATAAATACATGGGTAGCTAATGGTTATCTAGAAGCTAATAAATTGTTATACATTGAAAATAAACCAGCACTTATTACTTATGCTGAGAGAATACTACTAGAAATTAACAAGCAAGGTTAGATGAACTTTATATTAGTATTATTAGGATTATTTTTTGTTTCATACGCAGTATATCTTTTGGTAGCATATTTTCTTAGTCCCAAACAATTTAATCGTATAGGACCAGATTCTATTCCATTATCTACCGTTACACAGGTAATTACAAGTGAGCAGTTATATAGCAATTGGATAACAAATTCAGGATCTACCCTTGTTTTCTACATCAATCCTTCTGTTAAAGAGAGAACTGCAATTTCAGGGAATGAATATGCTACAGTAGTAAAAATTGGATCTAAACAGAATTTTAAGATCTTGGTAGCTCCGGATGCTGGTCGCGGATTAACTCTTCCACCGGCAATTTTTGAAGTATATGTAAAGGGATATACTAATCCAGAATTAATTGAAATTACGAATTTTCCTCTTCAGCGATGGACTGCAGTGGTAATTGTGAAGAAGGGTCGTAGGTTTAATATTTATTTGAATGGAAAGTTATCTGTATCTCATACTTGTACGGCAATGCCCGATTTTGATGAAACGCAACCACTACGGGTTGGTAATTCACGACTAAATGGTCAGATTTCATTAATGAGTATTGCATCGTATCCCTTAGAAACAAATGAAGTGCGTGATTTAATACGGGAATCCATTAGTGTATCAGGAAAACCAAATACACCGATTACCTTTTCGAGTATTCTAACACCTATTATGCCATCAAATCCATTTGGTTCATTGTGTCCGGGTGGAAATTGCAATCCCACACCAAAGAAGCCAAGTGTCTTTGAAGAATGGTATTCACCTTACGCATAAACTATTTCTTAACATTAGAAATAACCATGGACCTCGTTACAATGGTAATATTTGCATTTGTAATTTTCATACTAATAGTGATACTACTTCGTGTATGGAACTGGTTAAACGGGGGTCAGTTTAACACTGATACCGCTGATGTAGTGGTATATGGCTCTCCTGATGATGGACTCCCTGGAAAATCTGAAAGTCAACAGATTTTTTCTGGTGCAAACCTTCCTCAGATCTATGCGGGTGGTGAGTATTCCATTAGCACATGGTTTTACATAACAAACTGGAATATTAACAAGGGTAAGAATAAGCCTTTCTTAATTTTATCAGGTGGTGCACCTGAATCTAATGGGTTTATGACACTCGTTATGTATTTTGGTCAGTATACAAATAAGCTTGGTATTCGTGTAAGCCAGGATAATAGTGCAACTGGCTCAGGAACCCTTTCATACACTGGTGACTACAATGCAATAGTTTCAGGAACATCTCCTTATAGTGATGCAGGCGGTGATTTTAGGAAGTGTGATATCGAGACAGTAGATCTACAAAGGTGGGTGTGTGTTACTGCAGTTCTAACAGGAAGAACTCTCGATATTTATATGGATGGAAAGTTATCTAGGTCATGCTTACTCGATGGCCTCTTTAAAGTAGACGGCGATAAACCAACATTAAAGCTTGGAGGACGAGATGGATTTGGTGGATTAATTGGTGTAACTCGTGCAGCTAACTTTGCATATTCTCCGGATACAGTCTACTCCTATTACCAAAAGGGTCCCTTTCTCAATTCTCTAGGATTAGATATTGGCAACTATGCCCTTGATATTAGGAGAAATAACTCTGTCATTTTCACTACGGGATCTAATCGTTCTTAATCAGCATACACCTAATATAAAAATGTCAAATACAAAAGTTTATATAACTTTTACATATGACAGATAGTAGTATGGAAGCAATTCGAGCAGCAACAGGATTAACCGGCATAGTTGCGGAAATCGTTTTAGGTATAGTTATAATCCTAATACTTTACATTACACTCGCGGTGAGTGATTATGTTTTCACCAACGTCTCAACAATGTGGAGGGATCGTGTTGAGCTATTTCCTGATACATATTCTTCCGGCAGTAAAATGTATACTGCAATTCAAAATCCCTCCAATCCAAATGCCAAAACGATTTGGTTTTCTGATAATCAGCGTTCCGGCGTAGAATTTTCATTTTCTTTATTCATCAACATCGCTAGCACTACATTTACTAATGGAGACCATAGCTTATATCATATCATGCACAAGGGATATAGCAATCCATATCCATTGATGCAGCCTGGTATCTTTTGCTGGGGTGACTCCAATAAACTGCGTATTTATGTGAATTGCTATGACACTTGGGATAATTATGTTGAGATTGAGAATATTCCAGTTGACAAATGGTTCCACTTTACTCTAACATGCAAGGGAAATACTATGTATATCTATATCAATGGAAACCTGAAGAGGAAAATGCCATTCTCAAATAATACACCCGCCTACCAGAATTTTGGAAATGTGTATTTATTCAGCACAAGGACTGTATCATTGAGCAAGAATATAACAATGTCTCTTGAAAGGGATCCAGAGTTGCTCTTACTTCAGGGTAATTCTGGTGTAAATTTTAACGGTTCTGCTAAGGGACAAGTAAGTCGTGTATACTATTTTGGATATGCATTGACATACACTGAAATTCAGACTTTAATTAATATGGGACCTGCTCCTGTTACAATATTAAATGATCTGGATGCTAAACTTTCTGATACATGGTGGGTGAATAATCAGGGTCCCTAGATAGGGGCTTCGCCCCTATAACCCAGCCATAATCCCCTATACGCCAAAATATTACATCTGATCTTGTTTCGTAATAACAAGAAGAGTTGTCATGGCAGGTGGAGGATTATTTGTTTTAGTAGCCTACGGATCTCAAAATGTGATCTTAAGTGGGAATCCAGATTTTACCTTTTTCTATACAGTCTTAAAAAAATACAGCCATTTTGCATTTGAATCAGTTACCTTGCCTCTTGAAGGTCCACAAGAACTATTTTTCAATGAACCTATTCAACTTCGTGCAAAGATTCAACGTGTAGCTGACTTACTTTCAGACTTGTATTTCACATTTACATTACCAGATATTTATTCGAAATACTTTGATCCAAATCTTCCTGGACCTCTCCAACGAAGATCACAGTTCCAATTTCAATGGACCCGTTACATTGGAGCACAAATTATTCAAGATGCTAGTTTTCTAATTGGGGGAACCCAAGTTCAACAATTTGATAGTGATTATATTATTTCAACTGCTTTCACTGACCAGGATGAAACACAGTATAATAAGTGGCAAGATCTTGTTGGTGATGTTCCTGAACTATATGACCCTGCTAACGGCCAATACTCCGGCGCAGTTGGAAACTCTGTAACTAGAACTCCAGGGTTTTATCCAAATGTCTATAAAAATTTAGAACCAGGATTGCAAAATCAAAATAACTTCCCATCTATTCCTGGACGTGATATAACCCTTCCTCTTTCATTCTGGTTCAGTCAAAGTCCTGGGTTAGCCTTACCTCTTGTAGCCCTACAATACCATGAATGTGAAGTTCAGTTAACTCTGAGGCCTATTCAGGATCTCTATACAATTCTCGATCCTTCTGGTTACAGAGTTCGACCTGAGAATAAGATTCTTTCTTCAAGATCACAATTACAATCAGGAAATATCACATATTCAACTGATAATCAGGATGGATCTTATATAAGAGAATATTTAACCGATATTGGATATCCAGCTCCTACATTAAACACATGGCCTCTCAATCCTAGGCTTCAAGCTACATATGTATATTTGACAGATGATGAAAGAAGAACATTTGCAACAAAACCTCTGAATTACATTGTAAGACAGGTTAGTAAATATAAATTTAACAATATTCAAGCAAGACAAATATTTGATCTTTATACACATAACCCAGTTCCTCGCCTTATCGTTATTCCTAGACGTTCTGATTCTATTAAGAATATGAATGCTTGGACAAACTATACAAATTGGTGGAGATATTCACAGGCTCCCTTTGTTCCTGCTGCAACTTCTATTCCAATTGGTGGCTACTCCGGTATAAACATCCCTGCTATGCAACAGGATATAATCAGACAAATGAGAATTGTATGTGATGGAAATGAAATCCAGGAAACTAAACCTCTTCAGTATTTTAATCAATTGAGTTCATGGAAATATGCCACGGGTGTCTTTCCTCCTGGACTTGCTATTTACAGTTTTGCACTTGATACATCCAAATGGATGAAACCAAGTGGAACATTAAATACAAGTAGAGTTAAGAATTTTCAGATAGATATTGATCCTTGGCCTCTTCCTCCTAATCCATTATATTTGTTAGATTACATTGTATATGTGGAAAGTATTAACTTCTTAGTAATTGAGGGTGGTATGGGAGGAATGAAATACGCCACGTAGTGAATTGTATTTTACTTATTAAATTAGATGAGTCTTATAACTAAACTATCTAATAAAATAAACTATCATACTTCGATAGCATTAGATGATCCTGATGCTGAGGAGCATGCAAAACAACAAGCTATCCAACAGGCACAGGATAAGGCAGTTGCAGATAGAAAATTAGCTGAAGATGCAGATGCTGCTAAGCAGGCTTCTGATGCTGAGATAGCAAGTCTAAACGTCAAAGATTTAGAACGTAGAAATAAATTTAATGTAACTAGAGCTAGTGGTGAAACTGCTTCAGGAATTCTAAAGATATTTGGATCTCTTCTCTTAACGGCTATTATGCTATATGGGGGCCATCTTGTAGCAAATCAAGCAATAGGTTATAATGCTCCCTTTCGTCTATTATCATTCTTTTATGGATCTATGTTCTTCTTCTATCATATTCCTAAGGGTCTCTATGATAAATATATAAATAAGAAAAAACTAGAATTTTATAGCTTCCTACCCCTTTCAACTTACCATCCAACTGGTGACATAGAGAAATTTTTCCTTTCACCATTTTGTTATTCTGAAACACAGGAATCACAGGCTGCAAGGGCAGTAGTGGAATCCTTATATTCAACTGCATTTACCAAATCCCAGATAAAGACAAGTTAACTTTATTCTCTAGATGTCAGAACTTCCCCTTGTAAGTATTGTAACGCCGACCTATAATCGCCGACGTTTCATTCCTTCTTTAATTAAAATGGTTCAAAGCCAGACATATCCGAGAGATAAGATGGAATGGATAGTTTATGATGATGGACAGGAAGAAGTTCGTGATTTATTTGAAGGTATGAGGCATGATTTACCTAGTTTGAATTTCATTTGGTCTGAAGATAAAATGACCTTAGGTGAAAAACGTAATAGATTAAATGAAGAGGCTAAGGGCGACATAATTGTAGCTATGGATGATGATGATTTCTATTTTCCTGAGCGAGTTCAAGAGGCAGTAATGGCGCTAACAATGAATCCAGGTGTTCACTTAGCTGGATCCAGTGAGGTCTACATGTATTTTACGGATAATAGGGAAATCTGGAAGGCAGGTCCTTATTTCAGTAGACATGCTACGAATGGGACAATGGCATGGACAAAAGACTATGCTAGAACCCATCGATACAATGAAAATGTTGCATTCGCTGAAGAGAGATCATTCTTAGATGAATTCATAAACCCTTTAATTCAATTGAATCCTAAGAAGGTAATGTTAGTGATGAGTCACACAGATAATACATTTGATAAGACAGAACTTCGTAACGTAAAGAATCCTATGTTACAAAAGACATCTCTAAAGATGAGCGATTTCATTAAGGATAAGGAACTCTATGATTTTTTCAATAGTTTATAAGATTATACGGGTCTAAACACCAATTCTCTCGTTAGAACAGAAGCCCTAGTATATACTATGACTGCTAGGGACGATTCAGTAAATAAAATGCTGGAAGTGTATGAACAGCCGTTAATATATGCCGTAACAGATACATCTGGATATGCAGTTCAACCTAAGGAGATTAAGGTCCCCTTGAGGCCACATCAGTTAGCTATGATTCACGCGATGCATGAGAAACAGAAAAGTTGTATTGAGGGATTCGAGGTGAATGATGAGACTCACTATAGTCAGAGCGCTATCTTAGGAGATAAAGTAGGTTCTGGGAAAACTCTAACTACCTTGGGATTCATAGCACATAAAAAGCTAAACCCTATATCTTCAGTCTTCAGACGAATTCATGATAGGTCTCAGACAACCTTCTGGAGTCAGAAGCCAGTAAATATATTAGAGTGTTCAGGAAATACACTTATTATAGTCCCCCATACGCTCTTTCACCAATGGAAGTTTGCAATTCAACAACAAACCAGTTTATCTTTCTTTGAGGTCAAGACAACAAAGACACTTGAGAAAACTGATTTTAATGAATTGATTAAAACAAGAGATATAACATTGATGTCTAATACAATCATAAGAAATTTTATGAATGGAGATAATCGTCATACATTACAGTGGTCTACAGTTATATTTGATGAAATAGATAGTATTCATTTCACTTCTACAGTTCCAATGCCCAAGGCGAATTTCTACTGGCTCATTACTGCCACATGGCCTAATATTCTTTTTCAGGGACTTTATATGTATATATCCAATGGATATTTGGCACAAAGAGCAAATGATTTACATCCAGATTTACTCAAGCTTCTTAGAGAAGATCATGTGACAAATGGTAATAGTTATTATTCGAGATATGATATTAAGAGCACAAATTTCTTCTCGAATTTTCTCTCAAAGCATCCAGCCAGGGGCCATTTGGTTCTGAGGACGGATGCAGGATTCATGGAACAGAGCTGGAGATCTCCTCCCATTGTAGAACAGCGTATTATCTGTGAAACCCCTGTATCACATCGTATTATAGCCCAATATGTAAATAATGAGATTCAAGAGCTCCTACATGCAGGAGATATTCAGACGGCCCTAGAGAAGCTGGGAGTGAATAATACATCTCAGTCATCTCTCATTCAGGGGCTTTGTGAGACAAGGGAAAAGGAACTTGACAGACTTGAGAAAACTTTGGCGTTCAAGGAGTCCATGGATTATTCTACAGTTCAGGCGAAGGAACAGGCAATTTCATCTCTTAAGACAAAAATTACTTCAATTAAGGAGCAGATTGCCTCCTTAAAGCAACGTATCTTAAATGTACAAGATGAAATTTGTGCAATCTGTTTTGAAGAACCGAAAGTTCCAACCTTTGTCTTATGTTGTGAACGCCTTTTCTGTGGAGCCTGCATTATTAATTGCATTCAAAGAAATCCATCTTGCCCTCTCTGTAGAGCAAGCCTCGACTACAAGCGCCTCAGACAATTAGAGAAAGATGGTAAAGAAGTAACAAAAAAAGAAACGATTGAACCAAAGAATCCTAAGAAGAAGGATGCTCTTTTGAAATTAATTACTGAAACGAAGGGTGGTAGATTTCTTATATTTAATCGCTATGATAACCCATTTCTAGAAATAGAAGGAGAACTCATACAGATGGGTATTCGAGTAGCTACGGTTAAGGGAAATAAGGACCATATTTCTAGCACCTTGAAACAATTTGAAAAGGGGGAAATCCAAGTTCTCTTGATGAACAGTATGCACGCAGGAGTTGGTATGGACTTGAAATCAGCTACTCATGTAGTTCTAATGCATGTTATGAAAACTGAAGAAGAAAAACAAATCATCGGTCGTGCAATACGTCTCGGACGTAATGAACAACTGAATTTAGTGCGCCTTTTACATGAGGGTGAAGATAGACTTCAATCATTATAAATACATAATTGTTTAGGAATACTAATAGATTCTATTTTCTTAGCCTGGGCTGCAGGAACCTTTGTTTGACGGGCCTGAACAACTTGATTTAATTTAACTTGAATATCTTCAATACCGCAATCATGCTCATCCGAAAACTGTATCATCTGTTTCCATGTATTGTACATAGATGATTGTCTTGTTAAGACTTGTGTGAATTGTAATTGATTAGGAGTAGCTATCTTAGTCACGGGATATTCAGATAAAAACCCATTCGTTATTTTCAACTTTAGTTGGAAACTAGGCCTTAGTAAATTCCAATTCTGATAGAAAAATGCCCAGTAATCAGCCTTATCACTGAGGTCAAAGAGTATGAGAAATTCCTTATAGTGTTCCCATGGATTATCGGCAGAATCTAATCTCTTGTGAATATTCTCATGAACACAAAGTCCAGAGAGATTACCCAGATTATTCTCAACCTCTGGAATTATAAGAGGATCCCAGTAATCATAAAGACATGAATGACTGAATTTTAGAATTTCTGTGCTTGGTTCTTCCTCTTGCATTTCATCTCCGATTAATTCAGGACCTCCTTCAGTAGAGCTTTTAAAGATAGAGCTAGAATCACACCCTTGCAGTGATCTTAAGATTACGCGTAAATCGGCACTTGCTAGCACCTCAGGTCGGATAGTTTTTCCTAGCCAGGTTTGTACAGTTTGAACGGGAAACTCCATCTGAATGTAGGTGCTTAGACGAACAATATGTTGATAAGCACGACCCTTGATTTCATTACATATAAGAAGTAAGGGGTGTGTTGTCTGACCGGGTTTCCATGCTCTCATATAGTCTAGAAGCTCACTGAGTCCACCCTTTTCTCCCAAGCTTAGACCATCAATTTCATCTAATAAGACTGCCAACTTGTGTTGATTACTTTGAGGAGACATAGCTTCTAGAACAGATTTCTGGACTAATAAAGGAATAATTTGTTTCTTAAATGCTTGACCAGAACGCGTGTGACTTGCATTTAGTTCAACAATTCTATATTTCTGTTGTTTAAGAATTTCTCTTGCGAGAGTTGTTTTTCCAACACCAGGAGGTCCTACTAAGAGAAAGGCTGCAGTTGTAGGTGTTTCTAACCATCGTCTAAGTGCATCTTCTACACTTGGATGAAGGTTAGCATAGTTCATCTATTCTAAATGAATTATAAATCTTTAGGTTTTAGAACTTACTATTCTAGAATAAGCTTAGTGTAGTTCCTCCACTTTTGTATGTGTTTATAGCATCATTTGTGTCGCTGTAAATGAGATTCTTATAAGAGCAATTACCTGAAGCATTAGCTGTTGAATTTGCTGATGCTACGGTTGTTATTCCAACGCAACTATCACCATCATATATCCCTTCCCATGTTATTCCAGCCGTTTTACAGCGATCGCACATTCTCTGGATATCAGAGGTAGTTCTAGCTTTACGTACATCTTCGGAAGTATATTCAAAAAGCTTATTTGCATTTCCAATTTGAACATTATTTACTTCACTAGGCATTGTTCTTAATAAGCCACCACTAGTTCTGCTAACTCCTAACATATCAACGCATCCACGTAGATTAGGCATGTAGGTTAGATAATCCGGGCACATATTTATAACGGGTGGCCAGACACTTGGTATAGAATCTTCCCCCCTTCCGTACCAACGAAGTCCGAAATATACAAAGACTAATGCTGAGCCGATTGCAAAAACGGTAGTGGCAGCAGTCATGCCGGTAGAGTATAAATTTTGAACTCCTACAACTAGGAAAGTAATTGCAAAAACTACATACCAGAAAAGATACCAGTTTACATCTGTTACAGGATTCACACCAAATATAAGCATACTACTAGACACCTTTAGAAAAAGTACATGGATTAACTTTTTAAAAAGATTTGATTAATCAAAAATGTGATTATTAAATAATCTCGTTTTTGATTATAAATATAAAGTTTATTACAACAAGCCAGGCATGTATGCAACAGGGGCAGGGGCAGCATCCCTAGATACCTGAGTTAGGCCGATGGCTAGCTCAATGTATCCAGTTAGATAGGGGTTAGTAGTGGTGTGGACACCATTTACACCACCCTGAGCAAAGTTATTAGTGTTAGAAAGTTGTGGCCCAGGAACCATGAGTTGAACCTTGCGGAAAGTGCGGTTAGATGAGACGACAGTCTTACCCATGTCCTTTAGTAGACCACCCTGGCCGATAGAAGAGATAGAGGAAAGAAATGCACCGTTTGCACCAACGCCAGCAGTGGCAGGAGTAGTCACCCAGGTGGCAGCGGTGAATGTCCCAGGGACGAAAGAACCACCGGCTCCAGATGTACCAGATAAGGCATAAATCTTATCTACACAGTTGCCGAGGGGGACGAAATATCCGCGAGTTTGCTTCATGCCTTGATTCATAGGACCAACAGATGCCATTTGCTTATACTTCCGGCCTAGAAAAAAAGTTTTGTAAAGTGAATAAATATGCCGGTAGGGAAACTTGCCTACAAGCAGAATGGATTCCCAAGATGCCTTTGTTTTCCCAAATACGAATCTAACGCCGGTAGGTGGGATGAATGGCCGTGTGAATTTGTCTGCACCATCTGGATCTGGGGGCCATGCCGAAGTCCCTGGATTTACTTACAGAACAACTACTGAACAAACCTTTGCAACTGACGCACTTCGTGGAAACTGGGAAGTGACTGCTTTATCAAAGGCCTTTTTTAGTAAAGAAAACGCAACCCTAATTCAAAATGCCATCCGTAAGGCCGTATATGATAAATCTGGGCCCAAAAAATACGTGATTGGTGACCAATCTGCTGATGAGCTTACAATTATCATGAGAACAATGTATCTTCAGTATGCCCAGAACTTGCCGCATGACATTGCCGGTCAGGTAACAGATCTTAATGAAAAAGTATTGAATTGGTCAGTTCCTCATATTTTGAGTGCAGTAGATCACTATCAATATTATTTGAATGATATCAGTCATATGCCGGTGCCTTTGGCTAGATCCGTAAGCTTGAGTTCAGCTGGAACGAAGTCTTTGCCGTTCAATCCCTTCGTATAGGGGTGCCTTGGCAAAGCCCTATGACCCCACCAAGAGCCCCTATATCCCCATAGTCGGGTCATAGGGCTCCGCCCTATAGCTCTACACCTTAGTCTTCAATACCCTCTTAACCTCCTTCTTCAGGGGAACCCCTCCTGAAGAAGAAGCCTCACGAGTAGCCTGTAGTGCTACCCATGACTTCTCGAACATGTCGAGGTCCCGGAGCCACAGGTTCTCTGCCGAAGTAGCCTTCAATAGCTCCAAGGCAACCTTGGCCATCTCCACATGCTTCCTTGCCTCCTCCACCGCCGAAGCCTTTACTCTGTCCATACGCATCTTCAGCAAGTAATCATAGGAATCCACAGAGTCAGGCTTATCCATAGAATCTAGTGCCGGTAGCTTATGGGACTTCATTGCTTCAATAATCTCCTCATCCGACTTGCGCCGTAGATCCATGCGATTATCAAGAAGAGCCTGGAGAAATCGTGCTTTTGCATCATATTCAACAAGTTCACGATCCAGACGAGCCAACTCAAGTGCCTTACGAGTCTCGTAGCCGGTAAGACGAACCTGGTAGTAATCCTCCATCATATCACCCACTGTGCCGTATCGTTTAATCTTCATATCAGGACTAAAGCAAACCATGTTAGTGGTATGCCAAGTCGTGTTGAGCTGTAACATCTTCTCGGCAGCCGTAGCATCCGTCCGCATCTCAAAGTAGGTATCGGAATCGAAGTATAATACGAATTTCACTTCGGTATCATTATACAAGTCATCAAATGACTCAAGAATTGGCTTGATACCCTTCTCCTTATCACCCGTACACAGAGTATCCAAGTAGGCCTTGTAATCCTTAGTCCATGTGCCAACGGGTAACTCTGTGACAGTAATTGTGTGCTTGACATCATCCCACATCGCCTTACCCTTTGTTACCCAGGTGGAATCAGCTGTGCGATGGATGGTTCCAGTGAAACCATACCACCATGGTTGTAAGACAAGTCCAGCGAGTGTGGAACGTCTCAAGAAGAGACGGTCCTTCAATAGTGATAGCACATCACTAGGATTGTGAGGAGGGATATTTGTAGAGAATCCAGTCCCAATTCCCAATGCACCATTGATGACAAGGAGGGGCACAACAGGCTGATAGAACTCAGGCTCTACAATTTCACCATCATCATCAATATGCTTCAAGATACCAGAGTCCTCCTTCTTGAACATGGAATCCACAATGGGCTCCAGATAAGTGTGAATATACCTTGGTTGCGCTGCATCCTGGCCGCCCATCAATCGAGATCCAAACTGACCATTGGGCACAAGCAAGTTCAAGTTATTAGAACCAATGAAGTTCTGGGCCATTCCAGTAATTGTGGAATTCAGAGAAGCCTCACCGTGGTGGTAGGCTGCATGCTCTGAAACATAACCTGCCAGTTGAGCCACCTTGATTTCAGAACGCAATCCCCTCTTCAAGCAACAGTAGAGAATCTTACGTTGAGAAGGCTTGAGTCCATCCATCACGTGAGGCAATGAGCGAAGGTTATCGGCATTGCTAAAGTGAATCAGTTCATCATGGACAAAGCGGTCGTAGGGAACCTTTCCACCCTTCACTACAGCCAGAGTGCGCCTGGAATCATAGGTTTTCAGCCACTCCTTTCTGTCATCAGCACGCTTCTTGGAGAAGGCAAGACAGATGGCATCATCGGATAAATCATCCCACTCGTATTTCATGTCAAAGAGATCCTTGAACCACTCACGGGCCTCCTGTGCAGTAGATGTTCCCAATCCCTTGTAATACTTCATAGTGGAACCTTTTACTGCAGCATCACCGCCATTTGCCTCACGCCAAGCCTCAAACTCACCCTGGGAATAGAATGACTTGACAACTCCACGTTTAGTCAGCTTCAGCAATGGAGTAGCTAGACAACACAGGAATCCCTTTTGCAAGAGTGAAGGCCAGAAAGTGTGGAAGAAGTTCATCAAGAGACCCTTGATGTGGGAGCCATCATGATCTTGGTCAGTCATGATCATCACACGACCATAACGAAGAGACTTCGCATCCTGATACACCTTTCCTTGCTCAAGTCCCAAAATCTTCTTAATGGATGTGAGCTCCTCATTCTTATTGAACTTGTCCTGACTAATGTCCTTCACATTCAACATCTTACCACGAAGAGGGAAGACACCCCACTTCTCACGACCAACTACTGCCAAGCCTGCAATGGCACTGGCTGCAGCTGAATCTCCCTCGGTCAGAATTAGGGTGGCATCAGGCGACTTGGCAGTGCCGGCCCAGAGAGCATCCTCAAGCTTAGGAAGACCACGGAGTGTCTTCTTCTTAGAGCCATCAGTCTTCTTCGCATCCTTGGCAGACTTGGCATCTAGGATTGACTGGGCCTCCTCGAGAAGACCGATTTTGACCAAGAGGTCATGCATTTTCTCAGACTTGAACACAGAGCCAAACTTGGTGGCAGGAGTTGTCAGGGTCTCCTTGGTCTGAGAGTCGAAAGCAGGATTTACGATAGTGGAATTAATGAAGAAGACGACGGAATCCTTGAGCTGGGAAGGCTTGATATCAATCTTCTTCTTCTTTGCGAGCTCAGTGAAGTTGCCGAGAACAGTCTTGAGAACAGTCTCTACATGCTTACCACCCTTCCTCGTATTAATGCCATTCACAAAGGAAATGTGCCTGTCATCAGGGGAATCATCCTCAGCAAAGAGATTCTTTGCCAAGACAGCACCCACCTCCCAACGCTCACCACATCTCTCGTAGGCGTGTGATGTCCCGTCCTTGATGAAGAGATGAATAAACTTCTCAAAGGTGTTTGTGGGAACAAGTGCGCCATTCCATGTCACCTTGACCTCCTTACCCGCCATGGCGGCTAACTCGATTGCCCTGGTATGTAGAACTTGACACATGGCTTCCAGGTCCAAGCCAGGAAAGCGACTCAGGTCAGGTTCATAAGTA